GATGGCGCCATTCATTCCGCGCTTGAGCTTTTCGCCAAGGCTAGGATCGCTGCTTTCAATGTCCGGCTCGATTTCGCGGGAAGCACGCTCCCGGCGCTGCTGGTGAGCCAGCGCCTTGGCGTAGTACACCCCGCACTCCGGGCATCTAGCAGGCTCGCCGAAGGCCTCTGGCGTGGCTTCGTGTTGGCAGTTGGGGCATTGCATAGGCGTCTCCGTCCGGGTTGCATGACGGAGACTGTAGCCCACAGGGGTGCCTGATAGCCATCCATGGCCACCGATTTACGCTACGTCCTGAATCACCATGTACTGCGACAGGCCAGTGCCCTGCACGGTTTGGTCTTTCTCGGCCTTGGCCGTGAACTCCATGCCCTGGAACTCATCACCGATCAGGCTCATTGACGCTGGCGAGTGGTTGACGCGGTACACCTCGATCACCATCGGCTTGCCGGAGCGCACCTCGTTCAGCCCGAGGAACTTCAGGCGGAAGCGCTTACCGCTGGCAACCAGTGCTTGCACGCTGGCGTGAGCGGAGTAGCTGTAGGCCACTTCGACCGCCAGGCCCGAACCGGTAACAGTTGCGCTGGTTTCGAGGATTTCGGGATAACCGGCGGCGTTGATGATGTAGTCGGTGTCCAGCACCAGGGCAGCACCGCCAGCGGCAGGCGTGATGACAATGGCACTGGCGCCCGGGTACTTCAGGTCAACCAGCGCGCCACGATAGACGGTGTGCGCCTCCTCGGTGACGGTACCGGCAACCGCGTCGGTACTGATGCCGTACACCGCGCGCGCAATGTTCTGCGCCTTGAAGTGACGGGCGTTGTAGGTGATGTTCAGCGACTTGATGCGCAGAACAGAAGCATCCAGGCCGCCACCGGGGGTGGTGTAGTCCTGCTCTTCGATTTCCTCGGTTTCTGCTTCGTAGCCGAAGCTGTTGCAGTTGCCGATGTGGATCAGGCCCTTGGGGGTGTCCAGATCCTCCAGATAGATTTTGCCGGTACCAAGGTACGCGCCGCGGAGATCAGCCATTTTTCATTTCCTCTGGTTTGCCGATCACGCCCTGGGCTTCAAGCCATGCGATTTGTTCGGCGGTGACGGTGATGGTTTCGCCCGGCTGGCGCTTGACGCCGGCCTGTTCATGCGGCTTTTTTAGGACGACCGAGGCCGTCCCGACCTTGGCCGGGGTTTTTGGTTTGCTCATTTGGGTTAGCCTTGCCGGCTGATGACGGCGGTGACTGTCACTGGCACCAGCACCGTTGCCGCTGGCTGGCCGTCGCCGGGCGGGTAGATTTCCGAGGCGCCAACCTCAAACCCCGAGCAGCCCTTTGGCAGCCACGGGATATGCTCGCCTTCGGGCGTCAGCAGGCACGACAGCAGGTCAGTTTCCAGCTCATCGAGACAAGCTTCGTACCCATGCAGACCGACAGAAACAGCGCCGATCACGGAGTAGGCCAGTCCGATCTTCATCGCCTCATCGCCGCCAATTGGCTGCAGTGAGGCATTTGCCCGCTGGACAACAATCAAGCCGTTGCCAATTGGCTGCTGCTGGATGACTTCGTTGAACCAGCCGGAAACAACATTGCTCCCGGCGTCGGTCAGGTAGCCGTCTGCCTGCGTAATGCCGCCCAGGCGGGCAAGCAGCGCTGTGCGGATGTCTGTGATCAGCGTCATGGAGCCACCATGCAGGCGACGGTAATCATGTGGCCGTCATCGGACACGGTGTCCTCCACCACGTAGCTCGCGCCGTTGTGGGTGAAAACACCGCCTCGCACCACGCTCCCAAGCTGCTCCTTGCGCCAGCTGATGCCGACCGCATTGCTGCGGAAAACACCGTCCGCGCCGTTCTGCAGAAGGTTGTGGTCAACGATCACGTCGATACCGGTGACCTCCGGGTTGGTGCCCGGCGGCTGGTAGTCGGCCGTGCCGTCGTTGAGGTGCGCGACCGCGCTCTTCAGCATGCGGTCACGCATATCCGACCAGGCCATGGATTAAGCGGTTACCGGATGGCCCAGCGAGCCATTCAGGCGCACCCGGCCAGTTGCGGACGGGTTGGCAGCATCCAGTACGGCAACGCCGGCCAGATAGTTGCCGGTGCCGGCTACGTTGGTCAGCAGGCCAGTGCCGCTGATCATGTAAACAGGCTGACCAGCAGACCATGCCTGAGCGCTGGTTTTTGGCAGGTCAAATACGCCAGAGGTTTTGATCTCGACGGCTTCACCGGTGGTGGCGCTGGTAGCAGCCACACCGATCAGGCTGTTGATGCGCACCAGGTCGCCGGATGCGATGGTGCCGGCCGCAGTGACCGTAACCATATCGCCATGCTGTACAAAGTTTTTCATGGGGTATTCCTCAAATTGGCAAACAAAAAAGGCGCCCTCAGGCGCCCTTATTCGATGGGTGGCGGATTAGGCTCCGGCGTTCTTGTAGGCGCCGCGGTAGTCAATCCAAGCTGCGCCAAACACCAGACGGGCCTTGATCTCCATGCCGTCCACTTCGAACCCTTCGCGGGTCTCGGTGAACACGCCCTGCTCGCCTTCGAGGTAGGCGTACTCGAAGGTATCGACCTGACCCGGAGCGGCGTAGAGGTACCACTGGTTGCCGGTGATGCGAGCATCCACGATCACCTGCAGCGACGTGTTGCGAGCATCGTTGATGTCGCTGTTTTTCGCCGGCACGTAGTTGGAGCTGGTGAACTGGAATGCCTCCAGCTCTTTGTCCGGGCCGACCACCAGGTACTGCGGACCAAGGTTGAGGAACTGGCCAGCCTTGGACTTCTGCTTGCGCATTGCAGCGCGGGCAGCGGCCAGAGTGGTGGTGTTGATGGCGCCTGCACTGCCGGCCAGGTTGCCATGGTCAGCGTGGAACACCGGGGTACCGTCGACAAAGTTCGGGTTACCCAGCAGCAGGGCCCAAACCAGATCCGATTCGGTCTGTGCAGCAGCGGCACCCAGTGCGCGCGGCACGCGGGTCAGAGCGGCCAGATCGTCGTTGACGATGGACTCCCAGGTAATGGCAATGATCTTGCCGAACTTGGCGACCTTGATCGGTGCTCCCTCTTCGCCGATGGTGCCGTACTTGTACTCGCCATGCTCGTTGACCTTCTCCAGTGCGGAGATGTCGCCCAGCGCGGTGCGAGTGACTTCGCGGAAGTCAGGCACGGTGGATTGCATGCCCAGCGGGCGCCAAGTCTGCGGGGCCAGCTCATAACCGGCGCGCAGGGTACGATTGACGGCGCTACCAAGCAGCAGCGGGAAGTCGCTGGTGGTGTGCATGCCGGCGGCGCGTACTGCGCTGCGGTCGCAACCCAAAGCAGCGCGAGCCACTTCTTGCGGGGTCATGCCGCGGGCGGAACCACCGGCAAGCTCCACGCTTTCGCGGGCCATGTCGATCATGCGCATGCCGCGGAACTCACGGGCGCTGTCTTCCAGCTTGACGCCGGCGTCACAGCGATGCAGCAGGGCGTTGAGCATGGCGCCACGCTTGGCCACGATCACCGACTGGTCAACAGAACTGGTGACTACAGTGGGCTGGGCATTGCGGGTGGCGGGCTGAGCGGCTGCCTGGCTTTCGGCCAGTTTGTCGATCATTGCGGCACTGGCTTCCTGCACGGAAATACCGCGCTCGATCAGGCCTTCGGTGAAATCTTCATCGATTTGCACTTTACGGGCCATCTGGCGAATGCTCATGCAGCGCTGGCGCTCTGCGTCTTGTGCCTCACGGCGGATTTGATCCTCAGCCGCGCGCTTCTCTTCTTCAGTCATGGTGCTTTCCTCTGGGGTTGTGGCCACGGCGGCCGGTTGCTCGGCAGGCGCAGCGGCCGTCCGGATTTCAAAAGTGGTTGGGTAGCGGATGCCTTGGTACTCGGCAGCGCTCTTCGCGCTGCGCACCTTGGCGCCATCGTCAAAACCGATAGGAACCAGCGACAACTCGGTCGGCTCCCAATCGGTGGCGCGGTAGACGGGGACGGCATCTTCGCCATCCTCGACAAGCACGTACTTGTGCACGACGTAGCCCACGCTGATGTTGCGCAGGATGCCGTCGCGGACATCGCGGAAGATCGGCTCGACCTCTTCGCGGTTGCTGAAGCGGATCAATGCCCGGCCTTCGCCGTTTTCGATCCATGCGCGTTCGACCACGCCAAGCACCTGATCCAGCGCGTACTGGCCATGGGTGTCTAGGAACGGGGCGCCATTGTTCAGGCGGTCAAGGCGCAGCGCGGTGTCGCTGACATCGAGCTCTTCCTGGTACTCGCCGATGCTCCACGAATAGCGCTTGCCGCGTGCGCCGGTGGTCCAGGTGATTTCTACGGTGCGGTCTTCAATGCTGACCGTACCTGGCCGCACTGCGGCGCGGATGCACTGCAGGGGTGTGTCAAACGTCTGCGTCTGAGTCATCTTCTTGGCTCTCTGATGGGGCGGTATCGCCGCCGTTCGGGTCTCGGCTCAGGCCGGCGCCAGTGGTTTTGCGGGGGTCGCAGTCGAGCACTAGGCCAAGCTCATCAAAGAGCCCGTTGGCCTTGGCGATCTCGTTCGCGTGTTCTGTCGGGTCAGTAATGCCGAGCTCGCGCAGGGCGTTTGGCCAGGTGACCAAGCCGAGACGCAGGCGCTCTTTGGCGTTTGCGGTTTCAGACTGCGGGTCTACCATTTCGCGCCGTGGTGGCACCCATTCGGCAACGGCGGGGGTCTGTATGCCGCCCGGCATCAATGCCTGAGCCTCCATGAACCATTGCCAGGTGCGCTCGCACAGCTGCGGTATGAGCATGCGCCACTGCCACACGTCGACCCTGCGGGCGAAGTGCAACCAGCCCATGCGGCCGCTGGAGAAGTTCACGCCCTTGAGGTCACCCACCAGCAGCTCGTAGGGCAGCCCGAGGCCCACCGCGATGGCATGCAGGGATTGCCAGCTGTACGGCTGGTAGCCGTTGAACGTGGGCGGAGCGGCATAGGTGACGCTCTCGCCGACAGCCAGCTGCTGAATGATGCCAGGCTCGATGCGGTCGATCAGTGGCGGGGTTTTTGCGTTGCCTGAGCTGCCGTCTTGGGCGACAAAAGCTGCAAAGCAGGCGGCAATCTTGGCCTGCTCCATCACCGCATCTTCCATTTCGTCAAAGTTCTTCAGGCGCTGCATCACTGGCGCGAACCAGGTGTAACCGCGGGCCTGCCCGACGCGCTTGGGCATGAAAACGTGGATCACGTCTTCTGCGGGGATGCGCCTGGACTGGATGGAGCGGGTACCGCTCGACCCA